GGCTCTATTCCATTGTGCGTCAGTTAATAATGTTAAATTAATTTCTATACCACCGACATAACTTCGGTTTCTTCTTTGGTTAGCGCTAAATACTGACCACCATTTGTTTCTAATATCTCGTTGTACATCTGCTATTGCTTGAGTAACAAATGCGTCTTGTTCGCCTGTAGATAAACCCATATCTGCTATATCAGGCTGATATATAATTAAACTGCTTCTTGTTGCAAATGCCATAATAAATTCCTGTTTTAAAGTTAGAGGGGGAAGAAAGGAACTTCCCCCCCTGTATTGATCAATTCTATAAAGAATTAAAGTGCAGCGTCCGCTGTTAATTTAACACCATATGAATCGTGAAGTTCTGACACTCCATAAGTTGCTACACCAACAAGTTCCGTAGCTCTTGCTGAAGCATCTCTTTGTTGCTCTATTCTAATGTCTGATGACATAACCATAGCTATTGCATCAGAAGAAAAGATTGCACCAATAGCATCATCAGAGCCATCGATTGCAACATTTGCAGATTCAAAGATTTGAACTCCTGCAATTGTACCAACATAACCAGTTCTCATAGCTTCATTAGCTAGTTCACTGTGTCTGTCTCCTGCAAAAGTGTTAGTCAAACCTTTTTTGATTTGGTACATTACTTTCGGGTGAAACACTCCGTAGTATTGCATAGGCGCTTTAGCTGTTCTTAGTTTTGCAACAGCTTTAAACATCTCATCTACAGTTAATTCTGCACCTGCTGATCCTTGACCCTCAGAAAATCCTGTGAATAATCCGATTAGATCTGAATCTAGTTTAGTTGCGATTGCTTCACCAAATAATTTACCTACATCAGCAATTACATTAGAAGCTGAATGGTTTAATGCTAAGTCTGATACATTAGTCATTAATCCAACTTCTGCTAGTGTAATATCTTTTTTAGATGTAGAAATTGCACTTGGTGTTAGGTCGTCTGCTTCTGTTAAAGCCGCCGCACTTAGTGCAGGGTAAACAGGCACTTGTAATACTTTTCCAGTGTTCATAGGAACATTGAAGTTTTTTACAAGATTTCTCATTATAGATTGCTCTGATGCTACAAATTGTGCTTCCGCTACAATCGGTGCAATCAGATCATCTAAAGTGGTCGTTAATGATTTAACTTCATTAGCCATTTTATTTCTCCGTTGTTAATTGTTATTCTTTATACCTCTTTCGAAATTCAGCATATTTTGCTTTATCGTCAGGGTTACTCATATTTAATTCCGCCAAGTCTAATGGTTTGGGCGTATCACCACCAACACTCGACCTTGATCCTGCACCACTAGGTGTTGCATTTTTAAAGTGAGGGTTGTTGTCTAGAAATTGTCCAACATATTCATTAATGCTTAAAAGATCACCTTTATCATTATACATAGGAGCATTATTTGCACCCATAATTTCAGGAGTTCCGTCAGCACTTAGTTGTACATTTCCTTTTAGTAAGTTTACAACTTGATCAGGTTTAATAGCTTGATGTTCACTAGCTACCTTAATCAATGCGTCATCTATTCTTACTTTTTGTAACTCGGCTTTCATATGTGATATTTCTGCTTCTTTCTTAGAAACAGTTTCTTTTAATATGTTATCAAATTCACCTCGTTGTTTTTGCATTTCTAACTCTTTAGCTTCTTTTTCTTCTAAGAGTTTTCTTGCTTCGTCAGGGTCTATGCCATTAAATCTCTTCTCGATTTTAGCTCGTTCCCTTGCTAGTCGTTTCTCAAGTATCTTATCTAATTCCGATTGTGGAATCATTTTCTCTTGGGTTTCAACTTCCTGTATTGTTTCTAGAGATTCAGTATTCTCGATCTCCGTTTTTTGCTCGTCAGCCATAGTAGTTATTCTCCTATATTATAAGATTGCCATTGTTATCATACCAACTTGGGTCGGTAGGTTGTAGATGATGGCGGCAATTATATCCACCTCTACTTGTGAAAGGATCAGTCGTTGATTTACCTTTCCAAATTTCAGAACTCCACTTATCTCTAAGTTCATCTTCTGAAAATATTTTACCTCTATTGGCTATACAAAATGGTCTACTATCACCAATTATATCTCCATAATATAGGTAGTTTGTTAGTCCTGCTTCCGTAGCTTTCGCTTTGGTAAACTGACCATCAAATTCCATTAAACTGTCGTGTGCTAATTGTTTAGCGTATCTTCGCATATTGTTTCCAACTCTATCTGCACCGTACACACTATGCAAC